AGTTTTGTAAACGCGATTGCACTGTTAGCCGCTAAATTTGTATTCGTAAGACTTCCATCAACCATCGTTGATGTAACCGTATCTGTATCACCCGTTGTCACTAAAGTACCGGTAATATTCGGCAAAGTTAATATTTTATCGCTAACACTTGGGTCTTGAGCAACTAATTTAGTCTCAAACGCATCTGCAGTTGACCCCTCGAAAACAAGGCTTCCAGTTGCACCAATAAGAAGCTCTCCCGTTAGTTCACCACCGGATTTAGCTAGTTTTTCTGTTTCGAGTTCATCGATTGCGCTTTGCACATTATTCGATGAAATCTGACCAAATGGGGTGTAGCCAATCTGACTTGCTACCTGCGAGGCTACGGTAGATGAAAGATCAATCTCTTGCCAGCTAGAACCGCCTGTATTTGTGACACCTAATAGATAATCAGGAGGACTAAGTTGGCCTGTAATTCCAGCAACGCCGCTTGGCGTTCCCTGAACCGAGATAACAACATAACCGCCGTCCACCGATTCGGATGCAACTGGCAAATTCGCGCCAATGCTAAGTCCCGCCGCAGCTCCGGCAGAAGTTACACTATCAACTTGGCTGAGATTTGCGTCGAATGTTCCAAATCGCTGTAGGGCTCCTTTGGTCAAAGTCGTGATTGGATTCCAAGCATTCCCGTCCCAGAGATAAGCGTCTTCTGCAATCGGGTCGAAGAGTAGCTGTCCAGTGAATACCCCTGCTGTTGGGAAACCTAACTGAGCTATTGATTGTATTATCGCTGTTGATGAATCACTTAATTTAGAACTATCAATAGTACCTGCCCCAATCCTTCCAGCATCTATAACCCCAGTCGTTAATTTAGTTGCAGGTATGTCTGGTATGTCTCCCGCAACTAGAAGTTGACCTGCTGTTGCAACACCCTTTGTATTAACAGTTAGCTTAGTGTATGTACCGGCACTAATTCCACTCGTAGAAGTCGATAATCCTCCACTTCCGTCAACACTTAATCCCCCGCCTGATGTAACCTGAACACCACCAACTTGACTGGTTGTTGATAAGGGTAAGTCGCTGCTAGTTAAACTTGTGGCAGATACAATTTGTCCAAAGGCGTTAAATTGAATACCTGAAACTGTGGCCGCAGAAATACTATTAGAAAGAGATAATGCACCTGCTCCAGTAACACTTAACCCGCCTCCTACAGAAATACCACCGACTGAAGTTGTCGTTGCCAGAGGTAGGTCACTAGCTGCAAGGCTCGCGCTACCTGTGATTAGTCCAACACTAGAGAATGTGACTTTCGCAGCGGAACCCGCTGACACAGTGTTATTGATAACAAGGTTATTACTGGATATTGCTAAACCGGTTCCTAAATTACTCGCGTTTATAGCTGTAGCTGGTAAAGACCCCGCAGTTATTTTTGTACCACTAACTGCTGAGATTTTTACATCGGTCACACTTGAGTCAATAAGAGCCGCCGTATCCACAGATAAATTGGCTAGTTCAACTGCCGTCACGGAATTTGTTCCGAGTTCAGTTGCAGAAATACTCCCTGCAAGAATTTTTGAACCTTGGATACTTCCAGCTAACTGAGCATTTGTAATCGTTCCTGATAAAGCAGATGTCGGATAATTCGTCGCATCTGACAGGTCAAAAGCTGGACTACTATCTGTATCACCAAGGTTTAACGTAACTCCACCAATGATGATTGAAGAGTTAACTAACTTAGAGTTGGCAATTGAGCCGGCCAACTGAGCATTCGATACCGTCCCAGTTAATGAAGACGCGGGGTAATTAGTTGCATTAGTTAGGTCTAATGTTGGAGTCGCATTCGTATCACCAAGGTTTATCGAAACTCCACCTAAAGATATGGATGAATTAGCTAATTTATTATTTGCAATTGAGCCAGCTAACTGAGCATTAGATACTGTTCCACTTAAGGAAGATGCCGGATAATTAGTTGCGTCAGTTAGATCAAGAGCCGGTGTACTGTCAGTACTGCCAAGAGAAATGGTCAGGCCGCCAAAGCTAAAACTTGAATTAGCTAGCTTCGCATTGGTGACATTTCCATCTGTAATGCTTGCCGTTACAACGCTATTTGCGCTAAGAGTTCCTAGTGCAGAACCGGGTATTGAACCCGCATCAATTAAGGCTACTCCCTGTTGTATTAAATTCTTCGCTGTGATTCGACGAGTCTCAGACCCAGAAATATCGACTATAGGGAGATCATCAGCCGCCGCGACACTCGTTAATACGGGCAGTTGACTTATCTGGAGGTCAGCCATTCACTTGACTCAACTATTTAACTTATCTTAGTAGCTTATCCTCAATTAAGTTCCCTCCTCTTCTAACCAAATCCTTTCGCCTGTCTCCTGTAATAAATAATCTGTAGATTCTTGAAGTAAATATCCCGGTGTATTACCTGTTTTTAATTGGAATTTTCCAGTAGTTACAAATTCAATCCGCGTTTCAACAACCCCTCCGGCAGGTACGTTTATAGCGCAGTTAGTTATCTGCGCTTCGCATTCCCACCAACAGTTATTTTTTGAATATGAGTTTTCGCGATACATAAAGAAGCGACCATTAAAATCGCATCCTTGATCTAATCTAAGAATTAACCGAGCTAGGTAAGCAGCAAATTCTGGCTTTAAAGCATGTCGAGTATCTGGGTCAGTCAGTAAATAACGATGTTCCCAAAAACAATTAACTGTGCCTTGACCTTGAATTAAACCGTTTTCATATTGTTCTTTAAATTTTGATCCAAGGGTTTCTGTCTGTATTAACTCTCTATTAGTTGTAAATTCAAAATCCCTTACTTTTGCAAGTGGTCTATATGCCACATTTCTGGCTTTTAATGTTATTGCCTTTGCGCTACTTGGAGTAACAAGAGTTAAAGCATTCGTCGCACCGCCCTCTATAGCTTGATCAAAAGTATCGTATAAACGTAGTCCACCAACTTCATCTACAAAAACAAACCAACTTCCATCTGGATAATTATGGCCGTTAACTAATTCAAGAGTTGATCCATCGACAGTGGCAATTTCGAGTTTATCTCCGGTAATTACGCTATCGGATACCCCGTCAACGGAGAAGCGTTTACGGACTGTATTGACATCAGATGTTTCCAATGTCGTCTGTAGCGAGTATTCGAGAGATGTCCGTTGAAGTTCAACGAAACCATCATCACCGGTGATAACTTTTCCAGCCATTAGATGTTAATAGAACTTGGAGCCCCATTAGCTTCAAACGATACGTTGGCTGATAAGACTTCACCCTGAGAACTTGTCATCGAAACATTGGTTAAGACAACAGGTAACTTGATCTTCTTGATCGTGCCTTGATAATCCTTAAAGCCAAGTTCGAGAATTGTCGCTGTTTCTGCTGTCGTAGCGTTTTGCTTTGGAGCAACACCCGGAACACCCGCCGCGCTACGTGCCTTAATTACTTTGCCAATAAGAGTGGTGGCATCTCCAGAACTACTGGCATCACTGTGATAATAGATCTGGCAACTACCCGAGATACTACGTATCCCTTCGATTAGTGTTCGATCTGTATCAGAAAGACTGGTTGTGTCGAGAGTGGATTGCGAAGCTGAAAATGACCAAGAAACAACTTTAGCTGCTTCAGTAGCACTGCCATCTATATAAAGCTTGCCATCTTGACCTGAATAAAATGCCACTTGATTTAGGTAAGTTGGAGTTAATTAACTTAGTTTAGGCGAATCTAGGCAAGCGACAAAGGAACAGGTCACATTACTGATGCCTTTTTGCACACTCTTAACTTTTGGCGGCTTGGAATAACGCCACCGAAGACCTGCCTCACTTAGGTATGAAGGAAGATTAGATTCCGCACCGGCAAGACCATCTTCACTACTAAAAGTCACCCATCTTGTGTCTTCGTCAGCTAGCGTCCAAGTCTCATTAACAATTCGGTAGTGATCAAGAATATCATCAGCCTCGTTATCTGAAATGTTGTTAAAACCTAGATCGAGAGTGGACTCTGATCTTTTGTTACCAAATCGCAGGTATGTCTTTGTTCCGTCGAGAGAAACAAATTCTTGCGTTGGGTATTCTCCCGGTGTGTAAGACCTTGACGAAGGCAAGATCGTAGGGAAAGGTTGCGCTCCAGTTGCCATTAGGTAAGTTCCATAAAGTGATTAAGGACACCACTCCATCCATCCAGAATAGCTAATGAACCTGAATCAGTTAAGGGTGCATGACTACCAGAAATTTCAACTAAACCATCTTCTGCATAAGAAATAGTTTCAACCTTATAAACCCTGTTTGATGTCACGGTATTTTTCAAAGTAAATAAAACGCCTAAAGGTAATCCTTCCTTCGTTGTGAAATTTACGTTGTTAGCTTCTTTAACTTTCTCGACTGTTGTTCCGGGTTTCCAGTAGTAAATATCTTGCACACCGGTTATGTCATCCTTACTTACAACTTCACCGCTATCTGTAATAACACCATTGCTATATCTTTCGACATGAGTTGCCTCGGAGACAAGACGTATGTATGAACCGGGGGCCAGATTTACACAGTACTGAGGAGCCGTTTTAAAACTTAGTCCATGATCAACTTCTTTCCTTATCTTCAAAACATACTTAGCGTATTTGACTGCCTGTTCTCTAGTCGTAGCAAAACCAGAGAGGTCATAAGTTTCGATTGGATCAGTGTTTTTCCCTCCATAGGAATCACCTAAACGGTACATAACTGACTTGGTTTCAGCAAAGCCATTTGCCCTTTCTTTTCTATAAAGCACATTGGCTTTAAAGAGTTGTCTTTCCTCTGGACTTAAGAATGAAACTTTTAAATCTTTGATATTGCCATCTGTGAAAAGTCCACTTACCTCAATCTTTTTGTTGTGTTGTATCTTGTATTCACCGTCGTAAGGGACAGCAGGTAAAAGACTAAACTTACCTCCTATTACTGTGAAATCTAAAAG